GGCTGATCTCCTCATCGGTGATGGTCCGCTCCTCAATATATTCAAAGACGTTGCCACCATTGCCGTTAGCTACGCCCATGTACTCATTCTCATAGGCATCTGGGTTGACATCTTTTAAATGTTCTGCATCATTAAGGAACTGTTCACCCAGCCATTCCTTTGGCACATCCTTATATGTGCTATGTACCACAACAGCGGCATCGTCCTTAAACTCTGCCTCTTCTGTGTACTCATTTGCCCAGTTGTTTTTGCTTCGTGGTGGGTTAAAACTCTTGAACTTATACGCCTTATCTCCGCCTCGGATCGCAGACTGTTGAATATTTCGCACTTCTTCCGGCCCGGAGAACTGATCCAGCTCCTCAAACCATATGATGCCGATGTAGCCAAACTCTGGCTTAATGGATTTAATTTTGAGTGGATCGTCTGCTCCTCGGAAATAGATCTTTTGGCCAGTCGGCTTGTATGTGATCTCGAATGGTGATGTCTTGAAACGGAAGTCCTTGTCGAGTTTTTGCTTTGAGATCGCCCACTTAAGCTGCGCATACACAGAGTCTTTGATGGTATTGCCGACCTTACGGAGCACCAGGGCGTGCATATCAGGGTTATTTCTCAACAGCTCCGGAATTATGCACGAAATCCCGGAGGACTTGGTTGAGCCTCGTCCGCCGGGCAAAATGTATTCTGTATGGTTTCCGCGGCGCACGTCCCGGATCATCGGGTGGAAAACATCGGCGATGATGTCCAGATCCATGTGGTACTCTCCGGCTCGCCTTGCCTCTTCTTCCGCCTTTCTCTGTGCTTCCTGCGACTCTTTGATGTTGAGTGCCTTTTCCAGATCAGACATCGCCTTAAGCTGCTCCCCAAACGCCGGAGAGAAGCCGAAAGAGTCCGTCAGTACGCCGTTTGCGATCTGTGAGCGGCGTTTCTGGATATCGGCAAGTGACATGATGTCTGTGCCATTGATCTTATCGATTTCGGCTTGTCGTTCGGCTATATAGGTAGCGATTTTAGGATTCTTTAGTAGCTTGCCTGCATTCGGTCCCGTAAACTTCTCCGAGTATCCCGCTTTTCTCGCCGCGTCAGTCGCATTTCCGCCATTCGCTATGAAATTGTCCGCAAATGCCTTCTGCTTCGGCGTAAGCTTTGCCATGCACTCACCATCCCATTATCTCTTAATATAGCCTATTCATCTCGCTCAAGCTTGCCATTCTGCACTTGACCAGATCCTCAAAGAGCTTTACGCTTGCCCTATCGCTCGTCTCATACGGCTGTTCGCAATAATCTGGCACCCGCAGCGTGGGCAATCGAATGCATCATGGAGCGGTGGGCGTTCTGTGTTACTAATCCCCGCGAACAATCCAACATTCTTATCTTCCTCCACAGAGTATCTCCAATGTGCTATCGGGGCGAACTTCATCCCGCATACGCTACATTCAAGCATTTTATTCTGTTCCTCTGTCTCCCTGTCTCTGGTGTTAATATCTCTCATCACGGTTCCTCCTTATTCCATTCCCGGGATTGCTCCCATATCTCCTTAAGTGTCATAACGACATCTATCTGCGATGCGGTGCGGATAATCTCCATGTCCCGCACTCTCCATCCATTTCGTGTCCTTTCGAGTGTAGGTGTGCTCACCGTCCACATCGTAATCATTCTCTTTTGATCCGCGCTGTAAAACTGGCTACTCCCGATCTTGATAATTAAACCTGTCGAGAGGATCGCACGTTGTAATTTTTTCATGATTCCGTTCATATTCGGCATAGCTACCCCTCCTATCATTATTATACTCTTTTTTCTATCCGCACGTATCCCCACTTTAATTTAATCGCAGGTTTTGTATAATCTGTGTTGACATACTTGCACAAGTATGCTATACTTAAACCATCAAAGGAACGGAGGTTGTCACCATGACAGTACAGGATTTATTGAGAAAGATAACAGAAGAGGGATACTCAGTAGTAGCTATTCGGCATCTTAGCGAGGACGAAGATTACAGCGTCGGTGATATTTGCAGAGATAGTTTCGACTGGGATTATGAAAACGACCGTTCATCTTACAATACGGAAAATCCAGTTGAGCTTAATGGTACCTGTGGTTATTCTGTTTTCGATCTCTGTAATCTGGATGAGGAAGAAGTCGAAAAAGCAGAAGAACTGCTTATCGATGCTCTCAAGGAATCCGACACCTATGGCGGAAAGCCAGTTATTATTGCTGGCAATCGTTATGAGTACGGTAACGATGAGAACGAAGTTATCATAGCATACGCAGAGGTTATTGCGACCTCAATCGAGGGGATTATGTAATGCGTCTTAAGAAATGTAAGAAATGCGGCACAGTGTTTGAAGCTGACTCCATAGGCATATACATGTGCCCTGCCTGCTCAGCTGAGATCAAACGCGATACTGTTGTTAGGCTGAGGACTTGTCGCGAATGCGGATCTCAATTTTATGGTGGCCCACGTGCTTGGTATTGCCCGGAATGTAGAGAGAGAAGGTTGAAAGCGAGACGGAAGATTTACCGCTCGCAAAAATACTTACCCCGTCCGCTTGGAAGTATAGATATCTGCAAAAAATGTGGTAAAGAATATGTCGTGAAAGCTGGGCTGCAGGTCTATTGCCCCGAATGTGCAGAAAACGCTGTTCGTGAAAAAGTCAACGCACACAAACGCCAGTATATGATTGATAATAAAGACAAGTACGCCCCTCACAGAGCTGAAATGAGATCTAACGGTTGGGTTTGCGCTGTTTGTGGGAAAGTATTTGACAAAGACTCCCCGACCGTTACTTGCTCGGAAGAGTGCGCTAAAAAGCTCAAAAAAATCTGGCAGGATAGAGTAGATATTAACCGTGGAAAAAGATTACTCCCTCCCGGAGAAACGTACGAGAGCGGACTTCCAAAATCAGGTGTCGTCGGGATTACATGGCATCGTCAGCGCAGAAAATGGCAGGTAAAGCACAAGAATACATACCTTGGATTATATGCCAGTTTGGACGAGGCCAAGGAAGCTCTGGACAAATACCAGAAAGGAGCAAATATAGAATGAGTAGGACATCTTCCGATGTTAAAAATCGTTATAATAAGAAAAACTATGACCGAATTAATCTTGTCCTCAAAAAAGGCGAAAAAGAGCGCATACAGCAAAAATCAGAAGCTCTTGGATATCCATCCGTCAATAGCTTTATCATTGCCGCATTGTCTGCGTTCGATGAAATTTGCGATTGAGAATCAACGCAGGAAGGCTAAAACATGAATCAAACATGCTTAAATTGTGGTTGCGATCTTGGGAGAAATAAATATTATTGCTCCCAAAAATGCCGCGCAGAGTATATCAGGAATCACAAAAAATGTGTTATATGCGGGAAATATTTCTATGCCTCCCCCTCGTCTGAGAAAAAGACCTGTAGCAAGGCGTGTGAAAAGATCGAGCGCGCCGCCATTGGAAAAATTGGTAAATCCGCGCAGAATCTTATAAGTGCTCAAAAAGCGGCTGTTCTGAGTCCAAATAGCGGACATTTTGAAACAAATGCCCTCGCCAAAAGTTGGGTTGTCCAGTCTCCAGACGGGACCATATATAATATCAACAACTTGTCATTATGGGCAAGCGAACACGCTGATATGCTCCCTGGAACGCCAACACAGTTTTCTTACGGGATCCGGTCCATCAAACGCACCATTCAAGGTAAAAAGAAAAGAGGCTGTTATCAGTACAAAGGCTGGACATTATTAGATTGGAGCGAGGAAAACAAAGCGAGGAACAACGAAAAGCCCTAAAGGATTCGAGCCTGTGAAACTTTTTCTGTAAAATAACCATCATAAGGTCCTTCTATGATAAAATAAATATCATTAGGAGGGCCTTTTATTATGGCAAGACAAAAGAAACCTGTACACAGAGTACAAATGACCGATGGAAAAAGAAATATCATTCGTCAGCTTCTCGAAGAATACGATATTGAGACTGCTGAAGATATCCAGGATGCTCTTAAAGATCTCCTTGGCGGCACCCTCAAGGAAATGATGGAGGCAGAAATGGATGACCATCTCGGATATGAGAAATCCGGGCGTTCTGACAACGACGATTATCGAAACGGCTATAAACGCAAGCAGGTAAACAGTCGGTATGGTTCTATGGAAATCGAAGTACCACAAGATCGAAAGTCTACCTTTGAACCACAGGTTGTCAAAAAGCGTCAGAAGGATATTTCTGACATTGACCAAAAGATTATCTCCATGTATGCCAAAGGAATGACTACACGCCAAATTTCGGAAACGATTGAAGATATCTATGGCTTTGAAACATCTGAGAGTTTTATTTCTGATGTAACAGATAAGATACTTCCGCAGATTGAAGACTGGCAGAATCGACCGTTAGACGACGTGTATCCGATTCTTTACATTGATGCTATCCACTATTCTGTGCGGGACAACGGAGTGATTCGTAAACTTGCAGCCTATGTAATTCTGGGCATTAACACAGAGGGCAAAAAGGAAGTATTGACCATCACGATTGGTGACAATGAAAGTGCGAAATACTGGCTTTCTGTCTTAAATGAACTAAAAAATCGAGGGGTTAAAGATATCCTGATTATCTGTGCAGACGGCCTTACAGGCATTAAAGAAGCGATTTCGGCGGCATTTCCAAAGACAGAATATCAGAGGTGTATTGTCCATCAGGTAAGAAATACGCTGAAATACGTTCCGGATAAAGACAGGAAAGCTTTCGCTACAGATTTAAAAACCATCTATCAGGCTGCTGATGAGCAGAAGGCTCTGGCTGCTTTAGACCGTGTGACAGAAAAATGGAGTCCGAAATATCCGAATTCCATGAAACGCTGGAAGGACAACTGGGATGCCGTTTCTCCAATTTTTAAGTTTTCAACCACTGTCCGGAAGGTCATTTATACAACAAATGCGATAGAATCACTGAACTCCACATACCGGAAACTGAATCGTCAGAGAAGCGTATTTCCAAGTGATACAGCGCTGTTAAAAGCCTTATATCTGGCCACTTTCGAGGCTACTAAGAAATGGACAACTACCATCCGGGACTGGGGCCAGGTCTATGGGGAGTTGAGTATCATGTACGAAGGACGACTTCCAGAATAAGTAAAAACATAATCTAAGACAGGCGGCCAGCCGCCTGCTCTTGACATGCCTAACAGTAACTGTTATATATAAAACAAGGGTGAAAAGCCTGATTTGTAAGCTTCTCACCCTTCATTATCATAGAAGAATCTAATTTACAGAGATTTTCTCATAGTCTCAAGGATTCCCTTCGGGGCTTTTCGGCTATACACTAATCTTCATCCCCCCAGCCGCTGAACGGGCACGTTTTGCACCGGCATTGTAACTCCCCATCATCGTCAACGTAATAATCATCCCCATATCCGCTACACTCGTAGCAATAATCATGATCGTACATCTGTATCATCTCCTTATGCAAATTTCAGTTTAGATGTTCATAACACCAGATTTCCATCCTGCTTTTTTAGCCTCTTCTGAAAGAATCTCATTTTCTTCAGCTATAGCCATACTTTTTTTAGGTTTACATCTTCTTTTCTCTGTACATTCTTTATTTAGCCTTACACACCATCCACATGGTGTTTCATATTGGCAAAACATTGTTCCAAACATATTATATTCCTCCGCTAAATCTTAATTTACCGCCTTATAAATAAATGGCAAAAACAGAAACCACATAATATTATCTACTGTTCTCGGCTGGATTTCGCCGTACAGTAACAGCTCTAATCCCATCCAGATCAAAGCCAGCACTGTCCACACATATACAGCTTTTAATGTTCTATCCATTAACCTTTCTCCATCAAATTTTAATTTCAGTTTACCAAAGTATCAAGTCGTGCTCGTCATCAAAAGAATAGTCGGTTATCGGATGATCAATTCCATCTTCGTCTACAAAATGTATTTCTGTATTATCGTTGTCTTCTTTTAATTTTCCCTCCTCTATTAAACCTTTCAAAAACATATAAAGCGCATATGCACCCACGGGATTTTCCATGCTTTTTTCTCCTTTAAATCTTAATTTAATATATCATCAAGGCTTTTTAGCATTTTCTGCATCTTGTTCCAATCCGCTAAAGCAAGATACTGCGACTTAAAATCGAGGCATCCACCACGACCGCAATTAGGACAGAAAGCGCTCCATTTTTGTCCCTTTGTTACTTTGAGTTGCGGCATCCCGTAATATACTCTATCTGCTGCTGTCGGCTCATGGTCTATGCACACGCACGTCTCTATATGGTCTACCTTCATTTGTCATCACCTCTCAAGTCCTACTCTTCTTGATAGATTGCCTGCCCGCACATCGGGCAGAAGTGATAGCATATCTTCTTAAAATCTCCATTAAGGTTTTCTGCACCACATGCCGGGCAAACATATTCATCGACATGTATCTCATTTACCTTCATAGGGATCTGTTTGGACAGTGCGTTTAGTATCAAATGCGTTTCCTTTTTATCGATTGTAACTGTACAATCAATTCCTGCTTTTCTGCATGATCTTATATAGCGTACAACTCTGTTAATTTCGTCCACAATCTCTACCTCCTTCACGCTCAGACAAACGGATCGACTTCGCAAGCATTTACAGTCCTGCCGTCCATTAGCGTGATCTTTCGTATATTACTTTCCTGCACTGGTCCATCAATCTGCCGAAGCTTTTCTCTAAGCTCCTCATTATCCCGCTCAACGCTTGCAAGCTTCGTGAGTATGGCTTTCATCTCCCCATTGATCGCGATCAAATCCCCCAGTTCCTGCCCGATCGGCTTCCAGAGGTGTAAGCAGTTCTCAACCATGTTGACGTACTCGCTCTTTTTAGG